CAACTTCATCAGGTGCGGTTCCTGGAATGAAATTACCTTTGTCATCACGTTTTCCTCTATAATGTTGTCCTATTGCACCACCAGTTACATCAGCGGCAATACTACTAATAACTTTTCCTGTCCAATTAGCAAAAGTATTCCACCAACCTTCACCTGAACGACCAGTTGATTGAACTACTTTTTGTCCTGGGGCTTTGGGTTGTTGTTTCCGCCCTCGCATTATTGCTTGGGTTGATGGAAGCTCATACAACTGTGTTTCATGCTCAACAATTACTTCACGTATTAACATAACGTACCTCTATTAAGATTTCGTTACAAGTATTTATTAGAATAAATAATATTGAGGTTATATGGAAATACAAATTGGCCAAGACGACAAAGCTCAAATTATAGACGGTGAGTTTGATAAAGAAACACTTGGCAAGATGCATGAAAATTTACTTATGTCTCAACATTGGGGATGCCATAATCGTGCTATGTCAAACAATGGCACTAGATTTTTTGCAATGAATTTTAATAGCAATTCACAATCTGGTAGAAAAGGGCGATTAGATGCCAATGATTATGACAATAAAAGAGAGGAATGGTTACCATATACACCACAAATAGTTAAAGACATACATAAACGTGTAAAAGAAAAGTTTTTAACTGAAGAATATGTGCTTGAAGATTGTCATGCTAACTTGCAAACTATAATGCAAGATGGCCCACGCCATTTAGATGTTCATGCAAAGTCATCTATAATTATTATGACAAATCCAGTATGGCACGACGGATATGGTGGTGAAACTGAGTTTTTAGATACTGATGGTAACATACATTTAGTTGATTTTGTGCCTGGAAGAATTGTCGCATTTAACGGTCAAATTCCACATAGGGCATTGGCACCAAGAGTTGCAGGTATATTTAGAATAACATTAAATTTTCAATCTGGAGTAAAGAATGCCTAGAATTAGTTTGTGGAGACCAAATAAAACAAACGATTTTAAATTTTTCGATCGAGCCGCACAAGAGCAATTTGAGATGGGCGGTACTGGAGTATTTGTTCACAAATACATTGGTCCAGAAACAACTGACGGTGAAGCAGATGGCGAGCTCACTATTCAAGATGTTCTTTTCCAAGAAAACAGAACTAGAAAATACACTGATGAAGTATATGAACTAAGAGGATCATATCAGGTACAAGATTCTGACTTTGATCTTACTCAGTTTGGTATATTTTTAACTGGTGATACACTTTTTATTACATTCCATTTATCAAGTATGGTTGATATTATGGAACGCAAATTAATGACTGGTGATGTATTGGAAATGCCACATTTACTTGAAGATTATGGATTAGATGTTGATGCAGATCCAATTAAAAAGTTTTATGTTGTACAAGAAGGAAACAGACCTGCTGAAGGGTTTAGTCCAACTTGGTTTCCACATTTGTGGAGAGTAAAAGCAACACCGCTTACAGACTCACAAGAATACAAAGACATATTTGAAAAAGAAGATGGTGCAGTTAGTGTTAGAGAAACTTTAGATGCGATTGCTGAAGCAAATGTATTAGATGCAAGAGAAGATAACCCAACTGGCAAACGATACACAGGACATTTGGAATATACTGGTATGGCCCATGGTCCAGTAGATTCTACATATACACAAAAAATTCATTCAATGACAACATTCCCTTTAAATGCTGGTGAGGGGACACGAGTTATACGGACTGACATGCATCCACAAACATTATATGAAAAACAAGGAAATGTATGGGTACCAATTGAAGTAAATGCACCTACGCCAAGTCCAGAAAGTGAAATGTTTACTGCATCAGATTATATTAATGACAATAGTACTATTACTAATAACGACGGCACTACGTTTGAAACTGTCCAAGGACTTAGTAATGTTATAAAACCTAAAACGGATGTATAATGGATTATTGGTACGACGCACAACTGCGAAAGTTTATAAAACAATTTATGGCTATTTTTAGTACTTTTAGTGTTAAAATATCTGAAGATGCAGCCACACAAGTAATACGAAAACTTCCTACAGTATACGGTGGTTCATCACGAATGGTACAAAGTATTATTCGTAACAATTCCGAAAATATGGCAAATACTGTTCCAATGATGTCATGTTATGTCCAAGATTTACAACCAAATTCAGAATACAGGTTAAATCCACATGGATCTGATACTGTATATGCAATAGAAAAAGAATTTGATGAGGATACGCAAACATATACAGACGAACCTGGTAATAGGTATGCAATTAAAAGGTTAATGCCAGTTCCATATCTGCTTACAATGAATTTGGACATTGCAACAAGCAACACAGAACAAAAATTGATGATACTTGAACAAATTTTAGTATTATTCAATCCTGCTATTAATTTGCTTAGTAATGATAATATATTTGATTGGGCATCACTAACGTATGTAGAATTAACTGGTATAAGTTGGTCATCAAATGCCATTCCAGTTGGAACAGAAGAAAATATAGATATTTCTACATTAACTTATACAATGCCTATATACTTAGGTGCACCAAGTAAAGTTAGCCATCAGAAACTTATTCATACTATTATTGCAAGTATTGCGGCGGCCGCAGATGGTTCAGAAATAGCGGAATTTGTAGCAAATCAAACAACGCCAAGTTATCCTGCTGGAACAACTGTTATAACTGGTAAACACATGCAAATAACTTATGAAAATGGTAGAGTTACTTTAAAAGATTCAGTTAGCCTTGGTGGAGCAACTTTAACATGGCTAGAAGTATTAAAACAATATGGAAAATTTACTAGCGGTGCAAGTCAACTTAGATTAAGAGTAGGTGATGATCCACTTAACGACTCTGCAGATATAATTGGACTTTTAACAGATACTGGCGACGTAAATTCGTTAGCATTTGCGGCTGATGCAGATAGTTTACCATCAAACAGTCAAGGTTCAGTAGACATGTATATTGATCCAAGTGTAAATTATCCAGGTGATGGAACATTACCAGCCAGTGTAAGTGGACAAAAATATCTTGTATCTGCTGGAGTAACTAACGACTCAAATTGGGGCGGGTTAACATGTAGTACAAATGATATTATTGCATTTACAACATCCTGGGCAGTTAGTTTTGATGCAAGTGCAACAACATCTGGTGTTGAAACTGTTTACAATAGTGCAAGCACCCAACAATTATCATTCAATGGAACAACTCAAGCATGGGCGATTACCGGTCAAGGAACATACAGTGATGGCTTCTGGAGAATCTACTTATAAAGAAGCACTAGGTGCAATGATCGTGTCAGCAAAGACTCGTAGAATGTTATTACAACTACGTTCACGACATAAAGTCTGGGGATTTTTTGGCGGAAAGAAAAAAAGAAACGAAACAAATAAAGAAGCCCTTGAACGTGAAATTATGGAAGAGACTGGTATTGATGCCGCTGAGCATAAGATCGTTCCAATAAACTGCTACACAATAGAAGAAAAAGACTTCAAATATCACAGTTTTGCAATTATCGTTGATGAGGAATTTACGCCTAAATTAAACGGGGAAAGTGCAGGGTATTGCTGGGTTAAAATTGATGCATACCCTAAGCCACTTCATGTTGGTGCTAAACTTGTTCTTTATGACAAGTTAAACAAACAAAAAATAAAAAGTCTTCTATAACATAATGTATGTTGTTAAGCCACCGGTTGCAACAACTAGTAATGCCCATGCAATCAAATATTTGTAATATTCTATTACATTTGTACCAAAATACATCTTACCTATAATAGTACACTTATGTGCTGGACTTACCAAATATCCAGCAAAATCGACTGCAAAAAACAACGGTAACCATTGTATTCCAAATATACTTGCACTCAATACACAAATTGCCGCAAAACGACTGCTTGATCCTAATGCAAAACTTCCAACAAACCCAAGTAAAGCAACTGCGATAATTGCTTGTGATTGTGTTGCATAACTTTCAATAAATTGCTTCACTTCATCAGTATGTGTTTTAAAATAATTACCAATGACTATTATTAACATAACTGATGCTAGTAATCCCCAGTTAATTTTTTTAATAATGCCTAGTATATCTTTTTCTACTGTAACAATAGTATAGTATACAACAAGAAAACCCATGCATACCATTTTATCAATGCCTGCAATGATTCCTGCAATGCCAAGTAACAATGGCATCAAATATCGTGTTATATAACTTAATTTAACAGGTTCTACATTTTTTGG